ATGAGCGTCGACATAGCCAAACTCGCCGCGCTGCTGCAGGAGTTGAAGGATACGGCCTTGGTCATCATCGACCCGATAACGGCCTACTTAGGCGACGCAGATAGTCACAAGAACGCCGAAGTGCGCGCATTACTCGCTCCATTGGCCGAGATGGCCGCGAAGCAGCGTGTCGCCGTGCTCGCCGTATCCCACCTTACCAAGTCCTCCGGCATGGAAGCGCTTCTACGAGTGCAGGGCTCCATAGGCTTCGCCGCGGCAGCTCGAGCCGTGTGGGGCGTCGCTAAGGACAAGGACAACCCGTCCAGGCGCCTATTCATGCCGCTCAAGAACAACCTCGGAACAGACGTATCAGGCTTCGCCTACAGCGTCGAGGGGATCAAGCTGCCCGAGTCGGACATCGAAACCTCGCATGTCATGTGGGAGAACCAGGTCATCACCATGACGACCGACGAGGTGTTCGGGCAATCCGACCAACCCCCAGAAGAGCGCGAGTCCTTGCTCGAGGCGAAGATGTACCTGCGCTCATTACTGGCTGATGGCCCGGTGCAAACGAAGGTCATAGAGATGGACGCCCGCGGCGCCGGCCACTCATGGGCCACGCTACGCAGGGCTCAGAAAGAGCTCGGCGTCGTAGCCACGCGAGCCGATGGCCTGGGAATCAAAGGTAAGTGGTGCTGGCGCCTTGGATAAGGCTGAAGTCGCGCGTCGTTTCCCGGTAGCCGTCCAGTTCGCCGCCCTAATGCGCGAAGCATTCGGCGATGACGTGCGCTTGATCTACGCCAAGAACAGAGAAGGCGATACGCTCGGAAAACCGTCCGATCCCCCTGCACAAATGAAGTCATGAGCGCCTTAGTGCAGGTCATTGACTCCATAAGGAAAATTACTTGCTCAACACGTGAACAAGTTGATGAGCAACATGGCCATCTCGCTCAGCCGAAATCAACTTGCTCAAACAGGCAACTTGCTCATCATGTTGCTCATATCAATGAGCAAGTAAATACATATATATTTCATATACCTATGCTAAGGCGCTCATTAGCTAAATTGTGCTCGCGCGCGAGCCCTTTTTCGACCCCTTTCTAAAACCTGCTCACCGAGCGCACCGAGCGCTTGTATACGACGGCGCTTTTTCTTCAGCGACCTCGATCACGAGCGCCTGGCCACTTTCGGACCTGTTTTCTGCCAGATTCTCACCGAACAACGCACGTATGTAATTGATATACCTAGTAGTGCGTTCCGATGATTTATCGATGCGCCGCTAAATAAGCATGCTTTTCACCCTGTAGGAGATCGACCAGGGGGCCGGTCGATCGTGACAGGCGGGCAAGGGGGCACTCGCGTGCACGTATATCTCCCCCGACAAAAATCCTCCTGAAAATCTAACCAGACATCCGGTGTCTCCGCTGGTAGTCGACCACTACATGCGGTAGTCAAGCATTGACGTAGCCGGCGCTCGTGCGTAAAAGCCGCGCGAGTGAAATCCTCCTTCCTGAGCGTCCCCCTACGCTCTTCGAGTAAGCGGCCGCCAAGAGCCGCGCTCCCCTGGTGAGTCAGCAGTCGGAAATCTCGAAGGCGAACTGTGCGGGGCAGGGGTGTGGCGAGCGCGCGACTTGCCGGCGCTACGTGGCGCGCATCGTTGGTCCGAAGACCGTTCGCTGGGAGGAGCAAAGAGGGCTGTGGTGCTCGTTCGATATTGAGCGGGCGCAGCACAACGACGCCTGCTCGAGCTACGTGCGCTGGAACGGGGGGCGCGCTTGATCCGCGTCTTCGCCGGGTACGACGCAAGGGAGGCGGTGGGGTGGCACGCCTTCCAACAATCCCTGATCGAGAAGACGAGCGAGCCGGTGTCGCTCACGGCGATCGGAGGGGGGCAGCGCGACGGCAGCAACGCCTTCACGTACTCGCGTTTCCTTGTTCCGTACCTGTGCGACTTCCAGGGCTTTGCGCTATGGGTCGACGGCTCGGACATGCTGCTGCGCGCGGACCTGGCCGAGCTTTGGGCGACGCGCTGCACCTGGAATGCCGTATCGGTGGTGAAGCACGAGTATCTGACGAAGCACCCGAGGAAGTACGTCGGGACCGAGCTCGAGACGGACAACGTCGACTATGAGCGAAAGAACTGGTCGAGCGTGATCCTGTGGGACTGCGGGCACTACATGAACAGGTGCCTGACGCCGGAGTACGTGGCGAAGCACGACGGGGCGCATCTGCACCGGTTCGGCTGGCTACCGGATGAGCGCATCGGCGAGCTGCCTGCGGTTTGGAATTGGTTGTGCGATGAGTTCGGCGAGAACGCCGACGCGAAGCTAATGCACTGGACCGCGGGGATACCTGGCTTCTACCACTACCGGGACGCGCCGCATGCCGAGGAGTGGCGCGCCGAGGTGCGCGCGTCAACCAGGGGGGCTGCTTGACCAATCCCGGTCCCATGGCGCGCTACAACCACGTCATCGCGCAGCCGGAGACGATGTCGATCCTCGTGCAGCGCCTGACGGACGGGGAGCGGCTGCGCGAGATAGCGAAGGCTTGGGAGATTCCTTACGGGCGACTGGCGGCTTGGATTGCGGAGAACCCGGAGAGGAAGTCGGCCTATGAGGCGGCGCTCTCGATCTGGGCTGACTCGCTCGCGCAGGAAGCTGTGGCCATCGCCGATGAGCAGGCTGAGGTGGTGAAGGAGAACGGCGAGACGTACGACCCGAACGTGCAGCGAGACAAGCTGCGCATCGACACGCGCCTGAAGCTCGCCTCGCGCTGGAACCGGGATCGCTACGGCGAGACGGTGAAGCACCAGCACACTGGGCTTCCCCCTAGCCTCACGATCGTGCTGGCGGGGGAGCCAGAGGGGCGCGTCATTGAGCACGAGACACCGGTCGCGCTGCCGGCGCCGGCCGAGGAGGGCGTCATTTGAGCACCGCCGCCGACAGCGCCGGACAGACGATCAGGCTGCAGGCCAGGCAGTCGGTCGCCTTCAGCACGCTTGCGACCGAGATGCTGTACGGCGGGGCGGCGGGGGGCGGTAAGTCCTACCTCCTTCGCTCATCCGCTATCAGGTGGTGCGTCGAGGTGCCGGGGGTCCAGGTCTACCTCTTCCGGCGAACGCTGCCCGACCTACGCGACAACCACTTGCGCGGCCCGACGAGCTTCCACGTCATGCTCGAGCCGTACATCGCCACCGGGGACGTGAAGTACCGGGCGGTCGAGAACGAGTTCGAGTTCTGGAACGGCTCGGTCCTCCACCTCTGCTACTGCGACAGCGAAAACGACGTTGAGAAGTACCGCGGCGCCGAGATCCACGTCCTGCTGATGGACGAGTTGACGCACTTCACCGAATACCAGTACCGATTTCTGCGCTCTCGCGTGCGTGTCGCCGGGCTCGCCATCCCGGACAAGTACCGCCCGCGGCTACCCCGCATCGAATGCGGGTCGAACCCTGGCTCTATCGGCCACGCATGGGTCAAGCGCACCTTTATTTCGCCAAAGGCGGCGCAGGAGGTGTGGCGCACCGACCCGACTGAGGGCGGGATGCTGCGCCAGTTCATACCAGCGAAGCTCGCCGACAACCAGCACTTGCTGAAGGACGACCCGGCGTACGCGGATCGCCTGCGTGGTCTGGGCGCCGACAACCTGGTGCGCGCGATGCTCGACGGCGACTGGGACATCGTCGCCGGCCAGGCGTTCGAGAAGCTGCGCAAGGAAGTACACCAGGTCGATCCGTTCACTCCTCCGAACGACTGGCTCTGCTTTGGCTCACTCGACTGGGGCTCGAGCCGGCCGTTCTCGGTCGGGCTGTGGACGGTGTCGAACGGGAACGCGCTTCCTGACGGCCGCAAATATCGCAGCGGCGCAATGATCCGCTACGCCGAGGTCTATGGCTGGAACGGAAAGCCGAACGAGGGCCTGCGCAAAGAGGCCGAGGACGTGGCGGATATTGCGAAAGGCAAGATCAACGGCCGGCGCATGGCCTATATCGCGGCCGACCCGTCGATGTGGAAGGTGGATGGC